CAAGGTGTTGCTTCCGGCACATTCGGTGGTAGTGGATATAAGACTACCCAATGGAATGCACAAACCAATGTAAACGTGCTTGGTTCAATTATGTCTGGTGCNCTGGGAGATCAGCTTTGCCGATTCGATCCAGAATTTACTTCTGGTACAACCAATGTTATGATNGGTAGANTTGCANTTGCAAGTCTCTCTCAGATCAATAAGAGGAATTGGGTTACTGTCAGTGCATCTCTTGGTTTGGGCTCAGGTGTTCAACTGAATCGTAGATTGACTCAGCTTTCTGGATCTGCTGCGAATAAGGGTATTTGGAAGCCCGGTGATGCAGAAACTCATCTTTTGATGTTCTGGTCTTCGGACTCACAAACTATTGCACAGTTGTCGGCTTCAATTCAACCNNTGACCTACCTCTCTCCCGAAACCTCTTGGTCCATCGATGATGATTTCGTCGCTGGTGGAGCAAAGGGTTCAGTGATTGGGGATCCCCTTTGGGGTCTTGAGCAGGCAGCAGCTAGCGCTAGCGAGGCCAACGGACGAGATGTCATCCCTGAGATTGATATCAAGGTTGACTCTGTGAGCATTACTGCTATGACCAAGAAGCTGAAAGCCAAGTGGACACCGGAGTTAGGACAAGATCTTAACGCCTATCACAACTTGGATGCAGAAGTAGAGCTTACTAGCATTCTCTCTGAGCAAATTGCTCTTGAGATTGACCGGGAGATCCTCGCGGACCTCGTGAATGGTCAAACTGCCGGTAAGTACTATTGGTCCAGGGCACCCGGTAGGTTTGTGAGACGAACCGGTACCGGCGCTGGTGAAGAAGTTGGTGTAACTACGGCTACACCTGACTTTACCGGTACTGTGTCTGAATGGTATGAAACTCTTGTTGAAACAATCAATGATGTTTCTGCACAAATTCATCGCAAGACCTTAAGAGGTGGCGCTAACTTCATCGTCGTTGGACCTGAAGTAGCAAACATTCTTGAGTTCACTGCGGGATTCCGTGCAAATGTCACTGGTGATGTTGACAAGGGTACTGTTGGCGCAGTCAAGACTGGAGCGCTTTCTAAGAAGTGGGATGTCTATGTAGACCCCTACTTCCCTCGAAACCTCGTTCTCGTCGGTCGCAAGGGTGGCTCTTTCTTGGAAAGTGGCTACGTGTATGCCCCATATGTGCCATTACAGGTCACGCCCACTATCTTCGGAACCGAAGACTTCGTACCCCGCAAGGGAGTTATGACGCGCTACGGCAAGAAGATGGTTCGTCCTGACATGTATGGACTAGTCGTCGTACTTGACCTCGTATAAGCGAGCAAAAAAGCGATAATATAAAAGATTGCCCTCGTCATGCAAATGGCGGGGGTTTTCTTTTAGTGCTCAACTATTTACAGTGAGGAGGCTTATACCCAATGGCGATACCCACCCTTACTCCAAAAAGCACAGTTAGTGCAATCGTACTTCCTGCCACGGGCTCAGCCCTATATGTGGCAGATCAGTGTCCGTTTGGGATGTTTACCGGTTCTACAGAGTTTTTATCTGGAGCCGCAGAACAGGTTGCATATACATATAAAAAGCTTGGTGGAGATGTTTTAGATCTTGAAATTACAACCGGAAGTGTTTATGCTTCCTACGAAGAGGCAGTATTAGAATATTCTTATATTGTCAACATGCATCAGGCAAAAAATATATTATCAGATGTTTTGGGAATGACAACTGGTACTTTCAATAGTGACGGGGAACTGCTTGCAGGCACATTGTCTTCTAGTCTTAGCGGCACACACGTTGCTCTTAAGTATCCACAGTTTACATTTTCATACGCACAAAGGGTAGCAGATGCCTTTTCAACCGAGGCACGCGCAGGAGGTACCACGAGAATATATTCCGCATCCTTCAGCACCACTGGAAGTGTACAGGATTATGATTTACAGCAGATTCTCCATAGCTCTAGTGTTAATAATTTAGATGCAGCCACAGGCGAACCAGTCCCTTATGCCGGGTTTGTAAGTGGAAGCAGAATAATAGTGGAAAAAGTTTATTATAAAACTCCTTCATCAATGTGGAGATTTTTTGGATATTATGGCGGACTAAATACCGTGGGTAACCTAGCAAACTATGGACAATATGCAGACGATTCAACATTTCAACTAGTCCCAGTTTGGCAAAATAAGGCGCAGGCAATGGCGTTTGAAGACTCGATTTATTCGAGAAATTCCCACTGGTCCTTCGAACTAAATAATAATATGTTAAGAATATTTCCTACACCAGTTCAAGGAGGGGCTTCACCGAACTATTTCTGGTTTAATTTTCGGATAGTTGAAGATGCCTGGACAGCCTCCTCGGGCTCTATGGTAGATGGAATTAATAATATGAATACAATTCCATTTGCAAATATTCCTTACCAAAATATTAATTCTATTGGTAAGCAGTGGATTCGCCGCTTTTCGCTTTCTTTATCAAAAGAGACTCTGGGTCAAGTACGATCCAAATTTGCCACAGTCCCCATTCCAGGCGAATCTGTTACGCTTAATGGTCCTGCTCTGATCTCGGAGGCACGAGAAGACCAAGACAAGCTCAGAACAGAGTTAAAAGAAACGCTTGATCAATTAACATATCAAGCCTTGATGGAGAAGGATTCAGCTATTGCGGAATCAGCCAACACAATTAACCAAAATGTACCAGCAGGCGTGTATGTTGGGTAGGGGGGTATTTTAAATGGCTGATGACAAATGGTCCCAACCTTCGCAAGCACCTCCACCACTATTTGTAGGCGAAAAAGAACGTAATCTTGTTAAGCAGGTCAATGATGAACTTATTGAACGAGTTATCGGACAACAAGTTGTTTATTATCCCATTGATCAAACTATTACAAATTATAATGATCTTTATGGAGAGGCGATTGAGAAATCATTTCTACCACCAATACGAGTATACGCACTAGTCGATTACCAAAGTACTGAAACGAAAGCCGATGAATCGGTTGGTATTGATAAGTCTAATACAATTACTATTTATTTTCACAAAAGAAGGTTGACAGACGATCAAGACTTGTATGTGCGGGAGGGCGACTTTGTTTTATACGGAGACTATTTTTACGAAATAACAAGCGTATCCTGGGCACGGCAATTGTTTGGACAGATAGATCATAAATTCGAAATTGTAGCAACATGTTACTATTCAAGAGAGGGACTGTTCGATGCCACCTGATAACCCAAGAAACCAAGACTTGGCACCTTTGCAAGAAATACCTTTTATGCCCTCGACAATCGAGACTATTGATCGTGCTTTGTTTGATTATATTGATGATGAGTTAAATATATCTTGCACGACGAACAAGGGTTTTAATAAATTACCTTTTATCTGGACAGGTGCAGAGCGGGCTTATCAAATTAAACACAATAAAGATTTAAGGGATTCTAATGGTTTTTTAATATATCCAATAATGACTCTTGAAAGAACAGCTATTTCAAAAGATGTGTCAAAGAGAGGTGCATTTTATGCTGCGATACCCAACAGACAAGATGCTAAAGGCGGTTTGATGACAGTCGCAAGAATGATTAAACAAGATAAAACAGCAAATTTTGCCAATGCCGATTCAAAAAGACTTATAAATAACAACATAGGAAACAAACAAAACAATTTCCCAAAACATAACTCCAAAGTCGTCTATGAAACGATCACTATGCCCATTCCAATGTATTTAGAAGTACAATACACTTTAACTATCCACGCAGAATATCAACAGCAAATAAACGAAGCTCTTACAGCGCTTATGACCACCTCAGTATATGGACCGGATTATTTTAATATTTCCAAAGATGGACACCATTTTGAAGCTTTCATTGAATCAGACTATGATTTAAATAATAATGCCGCTTCGCTGATGGAGGATACAAGAGGATATCAAACACAGGCATCTCTTAGGGTACGGGGATATATTATTGGTGGCGATAAAAACGAAGATCGCCCCAAGATTGTTAGACGAGAGAATGCGGTCGAAGTTAAGATCCCACGCGAACAGGTAATATTCGGAGACATTCCAGAAAATCTACATGTCAGCGGAAACGTGCCATTTTATCGAGAGTAGTTTTGACTTATTTGGGGCTTTCGCCTTTTGTTCAACTATTTATTAACGATAGCAAGAATATNAAATATTCATATTAATATTGTATTGAAGCAGTACAAGGAGACACTTCATAATGGCAGCTAAGTCTTTCAAGTTTATTTCACCCGGCATTTTTATTGATGAAATTGATAATTCAGAATTGCCAGCACTTCCAGAGGAAATGGGTCCAGTTATTATCGGACGCACAGAACGTGGTCCATCGATGCGACCCATCACGGTTAACGCCTTTTCGGAATTCGTTCAAATATTTGGAAACCCCATCCCAGGCGGACAGGGCGGCGATGTTTGGCGTGACGGAAACTACCTTGCTCCCACATATGCTGCATATGCTGCTCAAGCGTATTTGAAGAACAGTAACGCTGTTACAATGGTGCGTCTTGCTGGCGCTCAAAAAAGCGGACTTTCACACGGCTCTTCTGGAGAAGCAGGGTGGCAGACAGCCGCGAAATCAAACGCCGCTAGCGAAGCCACTAATGGCGGCGCTTATGGATTGTTTGTTTTCCCATCAGCGTCGGCTCCCACGGCGGCTGGACAAATAATGACAGGTGCCCTTGCCGCAGTCTGGTATTTAAACGAAGGTTCACTCACCATTTCGGGATCGGCAAGAAACTGCACTGGAGCAGGAGCGCTCGGCTCTNTCGTTACTGGTAGTGGTGTTATGATTAGATCTTTAAGTGCCAATACACGGGTTGCAGGAACCGCACAGTCTTCCTCCGCAGCGGTTGCTAATGAGTTTTATGCAATTATCAAAAACAACGACGGTAATATTGTAGAAGAAACCGCATTTAACTTTTCTCCCTCTTCCGCGAGATACATAAGAAAAGTTTTCAACACAAA